CCTTTTCTAAATAGTATGGTGTCTATTTCTATATAAGCCAAAGACTTTACCAAAGTAGGGAAAGGATTGTCGTTTGAATTGTCGTACCAATGCCGAAAGATTTTATTGTTTTGGTTTGAAGCTGGAACCGTAAAAGTTTGACTAAAATCTGTATAGGTTTTGGATATATCGTTAATATTCTGAATTGAACTTACAACGGATATTTTTTCGTCATCAAACAAATCTGCTCTATTGTATTGCCCTGTATAAGCGTCTTGTATATATATAGCTACTGTTAACATTATAATGTGTCGTTTATAAGGTTATATGAATATTCGAACTCCATTTCGTAGTTTATATTTCTGTCTTTTAAATAGGTCTTTAAATCGCTCCCTGATGTTTTTGCTCTTGCAGGCTTGCCATCCAATAATATAGTTTCGCTTAAAAGTATATCCGTGATCAAGTCGGAATAATTTTCATCAACAAAGCCTGTATTTAGTTTTACGGATTGCTTTCCGTTTATGTTTAGATTTTTGTATTGTCCTATTGACGGATTGTAATTCAAAGCACTTTGTGTCAATTTATAGTCCGTTCCTTTTGCTGTTACTGAATTGGTCTGAGCCTTGAAAAATGTAAGCGTTTGCCATCCACCGTATCTGTTTACAAAATCACAAAGTACGGGTGTATATTTACATTCTTCAATTGGATAAGTGAATAAGGTTTTGATAATAGGGCTTCCTGTTGCAGGGGTATAAGTGATTGTAATTTTGCAACCGTTTACAAAGCCTGTGCTGACTTTTACGGGTGTGATTGGAACGGCTATATTAAACACCCCTGTAAGTCCTGCAGCTAATGAATTGGAATACTCAAATACAACACCGTCTATTCTTTCATACTTCACTACAATAGTTGTAGTCGTGGCAGTTGGTTTGTCAATTAGTAAGTTAAAATATTGCGTTAAATTGTTAGGGTACGCTGGTAAACTTAAATAAGTGTTTGATATGTTTGTATTGGCTAAAACTTCTATTAACGTTTCCGTTGGGGCTTGGTTACCGTCTGTATAGTTTGTAAATCCATTCACGCCGATATAGTCTGTATAGCTTCCTATTTCAGTATAAACTCCAGCGACTAACTTATATCTTTTTACTCTAAACTTTACCCATTCGTTATTTTGTTCATAATCCCAAACCGTAGGATAAGTAGCTTTGATGTTATTTATGTACTCTTTTACGTAATTAGATACGTTGTATATCGTACTCGTTTGTGTCAAACTTGGTATTGACTTTGACAAAGTATAAGTAGGTGTACCCGGAACCGTGCTACCATTCCATATAAATAATTCTAACTTACTTCCCTCTTGTCCTGATTCATTTATTTCAATTACAAACGGACTTCTTATTTTTACTACTTTCATTTCTTATTGAAATTTTCTTTGATTAAATAATTTACGGTGCTTTCTACATCCAAAGCAAAAGCATCTGTAATAACTTTTGACAATTGCCCTATATTTTTACTGACTGCTTTTTCTAAAAACTTATTCGGCTCTATACCCTGATGGTAAACTGATTCACGAACTGCATAAGGACTTAAACCTCTTTTGTTACTCCATTCTATAAAATGCTTTACTGATGGCTTTACACCCTCTTTAAATGAGTAAGGCGAGCCTTTGCCTTTTTGTTTCCAAAGTTTACCTTTGTTGTTTGTTCTTTTGAAAGCTGATGTTTGTTTACGAACTCCACCAACTCCCCGAACTCCTTTATCTACAAAAGCACCATATTTTGACATCACCAAATTAATTTGTATGGAGTTTTTAGAAACCTTTGCACCTTGACTGACTATACTATTTTTTAACTGCCCCGTGTCAACCTTGCCCGTGTTTTCTAAATTGGCTTTTGCATCTTTAACGATATTATTTGTAAAGTCGTCAAGCGCTTGTTTTAGATTATCAATCTTTAACATTTGTTAATATCGTTTGCAACTGTTATGTTAATTGTTGTTGTGAACCCGGCTAACATATTTTCAAATTCTTTGTTTATAAATTCGCTTTGTGGATCACCGTCTAATTCCATTGTATCATAACTGATTGTACTTTCTCTCAACCTTGCTACTAAACGATTAATAACGTATAATTGATTTGTCCAAATGTAGATTAGATTGTCATTTCCATACACTTCATTTACAGGCTCTTCTTTGCTTATATCTACTATATCTACATTCACTATAGTTAGTTGAAACGTCAAAGAGTTTTCACTATGTGTTACGCTGTCCATTGTGATATTAGCCAAAGGAAACATTGTCATCTTTGCCAAATCTAATTCTGTTAACTCTCCGAGCGTTACTTTGTTGCAGAATGGGTTTGATTCCAGTTCTGCTCTCATCGCTTCAATCACTCTATATATCGATTCTACTCCTCTTAAATTATCTGCCATTACGTCTCTGTATTTTTTTTAGTTCTTCAGCTTCTTTTTTTCTTTTGTCTATTTTGTAGCACAAGTTGTTTAGGCAAGCGTGCATATTCAATTGTGTAATCGTTTCATATTTAGTAAGGTCTCCTCCAGCAAGCTCGTCAATTGTTGAATACCAATTCCAGTTTTGGTCAAATTGAGTTGGCTCTGAAAATTCTCCTCCTCCATCTCCAAATACTTGATGATAGATTCCAGCAAGTCCGTTCCTAAATTCCAAAAAAAAACCATCGAACCGATAACCGCACTCAAAGGCATTTGTCTCAAATCTTTGTGATATTTGTCGCCCTCGTACTTTTCAATGTTATACATACCGTTTTTAATTTCATTCTTTATAGGTCTGTATAATACCCCCATAGCTATGTGCATATTGCTCCACTCCGATATATTACCGTTCAAATCTAATAATTCTCCGTAGCTCATTTTGTCAAGTTCTGGAAGCCATCCAAATTTAATTCCGTTGATTGTAAACTTTTGAACTAACTCGGGTTGGCTTTCTAAAATAGCATCAAGTATATTGGATATTTTGTCGACTGATTCATATTCCAAACTCAACACTTGTTCACGTGATAGTTTGCAGAAGATCTCTATCTTTTTAATTTTCAAATAATCTTCTGCATCGGGTAGATTCTTTCGGCTTTCTATTTCCTGATTGTACTCTTGGTATTGTATAAGTGTAATATCGTCTAACGAACTCGGAACTGTTAACTTCATATTGCTTTGTTATTTTAGATATAACGCTTTATTTTTAATTTTACGAGAAAATATAAGCACAAAAAAAAACACCCCGTTAGGAGTGCTTTAAATACGTTGCTTTGTTTTAGGTTATTTATTGAAGCAGTTTATTAAGTTTACTACTTCTAAACTTATCTTTGCATATCCGCATACATACGATGCTGTGTTGATTGTTAAATTTAATGGGCTTATTTGCTCTTTTGCTAAATCGCTTTTTATACTTTCAATTAAATTTGGATATTGTTCTGCATCTGCATTCATCGCTTGTAATACTTCTGGCTTTAATCTTTGTAGTAAGTTCATAGTTTTAAAATTAGTTGTTAATAGTTGCGTAACCTACTATATTAAAATCTTCATCCATTCCAACGATTTTAATAGATTCGTTTCCAAATTTGTAATCTACTTCATTTCTTGTTTCAAATTCTACCGCTCCAAATTTAGAGGTTAAAATTTCAATTCCTTCTAATACTGTGCTTACGTTTAAATTTTTCATTTTATTTATTTTTTAATTTCTATTAATAATTCTTCAGTTCTTCCGCAAACTTTATAGTGCTTTACAATTTTATTAAATAAACTAATACATTTAATCGGTTCATAATAACCTAATTTAATTGCTTTTAAATATTGTTCAGATGTTAATTTTACAGTTTGCATTTTGTTTTGTTTTAGTGTTTCGCTTTATTGCTGGGACAAATATACAAATAAATAAATGTTATAAAAAATTTTTTTATAACTTATTTTTAATCTTTTTTTAAAATAATTTTTAACTGCCTGTAAATCAAACTATCTAACTGCATATTTCCCATAGTTCGGTCTGGCTAATTTATCATATAAACCGTATCTAATCGCATCAATAGTGTGGTTAAACATATCTACTGGTACATTTAAAATATTTCCATTTTTGTCCTCTTGCCATTTGTAGTTCCTGAATTCTTTAATCATATTAACTGAATCTTTAGTTACGTGAAGTTGGTACCGTTTCATCATATCAATACCGATGTTAACCGATCCTTGTCCTTTTGTAGCTGGTTTTATATTCCAACCCATACGATATAATTCCTCAATACTTTTTGGCTCGGCACTATCTGCAAACACTTCTTTTCGTTCTACCTCGTGAAACTTCAATTTGTCGTTTATGTCTCGATTTGTCAAGCCTGTTTGGTATAATAGCTCTTTTAGATAAATGTTATCCCCCTGCTGATAGATAGCGACCAAAGTGGTCGGATCATTCGAAAAACCAAAATCCATTCCAAATGAAAGAAACTTTGCTTCACTTGGTATAATGTTACATTCGTTAATACGGAATATTAAAGCCTGTGATGAACCGATTTGACCTTGCCCGTATATTTTCCAATAGTTCTCATCTATGTTCTTTAATCGCTCTATTTCGTCTATTATTTCATTTGATAAAAATGGATTGTCTTTATAGGTTGTTATGTAAAAGTCTGCGTCTTCTCTTGGCTTTATTTTGTCATATATAAAATGAAACTCATCACTTGGGTTATAATCTAAAATAGCCTTTTCAGTTGTTCTAAAAATCAATTGTTGCCAGTCTTCGAAGTATAGTTCGTTGGCTTCGTTAATGTATAATACATCACGTTTGCGACCTCTTACTTTTTGTGGTTGATCTAAACTTATAAACTCAAATAGATTGCCCTCAAGTCTATATTCTGAATTACTTTTGTTGTGATCCTGCTCTTCATATATTTCGTGCTCTTTTAGTATATCAAAAAAATCACGCATCGAACTTGCCCGGAGTGAGGGATATGTTTTTCTACAAATTGTAATTGTCTTACCAGTGTTTTTAAAAGCATAACCAAAGATAAGCCATAAAAGAATATTGTAGGTTTTACCACTTCTGGTACCGCCTTGCTCTATTGTTATTCTCTTTGTACTATTATCTAAATGCTCAAATACACTATTGCTCTGTATTTTCATTTTTTGGCTTTAGTATTTCTACTTCAAACTTCCGCACCTGATGGCTGTTTTCACTTTCTACAAATTGCATTGATAGTTTTTTGCGGTCTTCATCTTCGCATAAAACTTTGAACGCACTAATCTGTAAAGTTGCATTGTCTGAACCAACCCATTTGTTTAGCATATAAGATACTGCTTTGCTTTTGTTAGTTTGAATAGCTTCTTTAATGCTTTCCGATTTTTCTAATTCAAGGTTGTAAAATTGCGCTGAACCTAAGTCAGTATAATGTTGAAAGATATGTTGTATCTTCATTATCTTCTGCTTTACTATTATTTCAAGTATTTCTTTTTCGTGTTGCTCTTTTGTCTTTCCCATTATATTACTATTCCGTTTCTTTTGATTATTAATGTCTCATCAAGTTTTTTCATTCTGTCTATTATTACTTGGCAGTATTTAGGGTCTAATTCCATTCCGTAACATTTGCGTTTCAATTGATGTGATGCTACCATTGTTGAACCACTACCTAAAAATAAATCTAACACTAAACCATTATCGGGGCAACTTGATTTAATTGCTCTTTCGCATAGTGGAATTGGTTTAGGTGTTGCGTGTCCTCCTTCGCTTCCATTTCTTATGTGCCTATCAAACTTCCAAACATTGTTAAAGTTATCGTGTACATTATTAAAGTATGCCCTTGTTGAATAGTATTCCTTTTTTATCTTTTCAAATTCCTTTTTTATCTTTTCAAATTCCTTTTTGTCAATACTAAACAAATCGCATACTTGCTCTATCCTATCATCAGATATAAATTCCCATTGGCTTTTAGATACCCAATGTCCTATCATTCTACCTGAAACCCCCATTTTTTCACCTATTAATTCAAGAGAAGTATATTGCGTTGTTGCTTTAATGTTTTCAAAAATATTCCTAACCGCTAATCTTATTGGTTCAAAATCTTCATAATAATTATCTGCATTATTATTAAAGCCTTGAACTCCCATCATTGCAAATAAACATTTTTCGTCTGCTATTGCATAACTTCTTGTATTCTCTGAATTTTGCCCTTGTCCGTGTCCTTTATCCCAAGTGATTAAATTTCTAAATGTTGCCTTCTGTTCTGCTATATATGGTTTTAATATTTCTGAATAAATATCCATTAAAGGTTCATCTATACCCCAACAATAAAAACTTCCACTATCTTTTAAATGTAAAAACTGTAAAGGAATCCACTCCTTGTTAAAATCTAATAAATCCGAATAGTTTAAGTTATCATTTAAAACTCCTTCTTTTTCTTTCTTCATTCCGTATGGTGGATCATTGTGTGCCATATCTGCTTTCTCTCCATTCATAAGTTTAGCAACTGAATCCGAATCTGTACTATCACCACAAAGTAATCTATGCTCACCTATCTCAAATAAATCTCCGAGTACAATATCAGTTTCTATTTCATTTGGTATTTCATAATCATCTTCCTCTGGCTCTATTTCATATACATCATTGTTTTCAAATATTGGCAAATCTAATCCCCAGTTTTCTAAATCATCAGTATTCCATTCGTTTGCTAATATATCCCAGTCCCATTCTCCACCAGATACATTGTCTTTTATTAAAAACTCTTTTTGTTGCTCTTCTGTAAGATCTGTTTTTATAATTGGTATTTCTTTTAATCCAGCTTCTTTACAAGCCTTGTATCGCATATTACCACCTAATATAACCATATCTTGGTTTACTACAATAGGGCGGATGTTTAGCATTTCTGGAAAGTCTTTGACTGACTGAACTAACTTTTTAAATTTGTCGTCTTTTATCAATCTGGGATTATTCGGGTTTACTTTTACCTCTGTTATTTTTACTGTTTGCATATTTTTAATTTTTATTCATTTCACTTTCAAATGTAAGCCATTCGATTTTACCTTCAAAATATAATATTCTAGCTATTATAATTTGTTGTACGTTGTCTAATTTCCGTGTTGGCGTTCTCAATGGCTTTATCTTTTCTTTTTTTATTACTGTTTCTATCTGGTCGTATCTTACACCGCATATTTTTGCGAACTCGGATATTTTTAGTTTACTCATTAAAATAATTTTGTTTGGTTTGTATGGTTTGTTATACGCTCTATTGCTTTGTCGAAGTACTCTTTGTCTAATTCACAGGCTGTTAAATCATATTTATAGTCGTGGCAAGCTATTGCGATACTTCCAGAACCTAAATGTGTGTCAAGTATTTTGTCTCCTTCTTTAGCGTAATTATCTAAAAGCCATTTATATAATTTTTGTGGTTTTTGTGTTGGATGTATTTTAATATCACAATCATTAATATAAGCATCTGCTCTACTATATTTATAAACTTTAAAAGTATTTATATTTGTTTTTGCAAGTTCTCCTTCTTTAAAATTACCACTATCACCTTTGTACCAAATAATAACACCATTATCATTTAAGTATTGAAAATAATTACCACCCCAAACAATATATTTTTTAGAAACTCTTTTTAATTCATCAAAATATTTATTTGAAGGGATAGAAGAATCCCATTCTGTTTTGTGATATTTAGTATAAGTTCCTGCACCTTTTGTAAATCCTTTTTTACCACCTAATTCATTTTGAACTAAATCTGCATTAATTCCATAAGGCGGGTCTACAATAGCCAAATCAAAATAGTTATCAGGATACCTTGCCATTAAAAGCATATTGTCCTCGTTTGTTATGGTTAGTTTACTCATTGTACTTTACGCAGTTGGTTATTTGCTGTATTTTTGCTTTGTCGTTTATTTCTTCGATTCTTTTTAATAAACTATACTTCGGGTCTACTGTTTGCATTATCGTGTCTCTAATCGCTTCTAAATGCGTTTTGCTCTTTCGTAGCTTTTCAAATAACTTCACGTTGTGGAATACTGTTGTGTGATTCATTTGCTTGCCGAAAAAGTTAAAATGGTCTCTTACATCGTATAACGTCATTTTTAAATCTTTGTGCAACATATAACAAGCCAAAGAGCGAACGTCGACTAATTCCTGAGTTCTTTTGTTTTCGTAAATATCAACTTTGCAAAGTTGGTTTATAGATTCACCTATGTATTTTGCTTTATTCATTTGTTTTTAGTTTTAAAATGGGCATTTAATTGTTTCTTGTTTTGGGA